AGCAGATGATGTAGATACTGCAATGGATGCTGATAACCCACACGCGGTTTACGCGAAAGAAGGTGAAGAAAACGATGAAGAAGAAATGAACATCGAAGAAATCATCAAAGAATTAGAAGAAGAAGAAAAAGCTGAAGAAGATGAAAAAGAGAAAGTAGAAGAAAATGCAAAATTGAAAGCTGAATTAGCAGAAGCTATTTCTGTAATCAAATCATTAAAATCTACAATTAATGAAGTAAACTTATTGAACGCTAAATTGTTATTCTCTAATAAATTGTTTAGAAGCTACAACTTAACTAACGAGCAAAAATCTAAAGTAATTGATTCTTTAGATAGAACTACAAACGTTAGAGAAGTGAAGTTAGTTTACTCAACATTAGCTGAAAGTATGAAATTTTCTAATGCATCTACAAAGAAAGCTGTAAAGCAAATCGCGGAAGGTGCTAGTAGAGTTCAAAAATCAACAAAACCAACAACACAATCAGTAATTAGTGAAGGTACATCTTACGCTAATAGATTTAAAGAGTTGGCTGGTATTTTAAAATAATTAACAAAAAACAAATAAGGAAAAAACAAAATGGCAAATTTTGATTTAACGAAACTTATGGAAGGCAAGAACCCAACTTCAGTTATGCTTGAGCAAACTAGAGGTTTAAAAAACAAATGGGAAAAAACTGGTCTTTTAGAAGGAATAGGTGAAAAAACTCAACAACACGCAATGGCTGTGTTATTAGAGAACCAAGCAAAACAATTGCTTGACGAGGCAACTCAAACTGGTACTTCAGCAGGTTCTGAAGAATGGTCTGGTGTAGCTTTACCATTAGTAAGAAGAATCTTCGGTGAAATCGCTGCTAAAGAATTCGTTTCTGTACAACCAATGAACTTACCTTCAGGTTTGATTTTCTACATGGATTTCAAATATGGTTCTTCAATTAACGGATTCACAAAAGGTGATTCATTATATGGTAATTCTGGTACAAAAGGTAAAGATTCTTTATCTCCAGCTGGTAACAAATTAGGTTCAACTCAAGTAGCTGAAGGTGGTTTGTATGGTGCTGGTAGATTTGGATATACTATCAATGATGCATCTGCAACTTATACTGCAACAAACTGGTCAACAGCTTCAGTATCTTTTTCTGATGTAAACTTTGATGGTAACTACGTTGCAACTGGTTCATTGACAAAAGTAACTGTGGCAATTCCTGCAGATGCTGACTACAATGCACTAAGAGCATTCACATTAGCTGGTGCTAACATCACAGGTGATGTACTTCCTCAATTTACATCTTTAAGCAGTACAACATTAAGTTTCATTACAGATGGTTTGACTGGTTTATTAACTGGTTCAGTAGTTTTAGGTTACGAAAAACAACCAACTGCTGCTAACAGAGGTGATTATGAAGATAGAGATGCAGACAGATTAAATGATGTTGCTGATGGAAATTCTTTGAATATCCCTCAAGTTGATCTTGAATTGAAATCAGAGGCTATCGTTGCTAAAACTCGTAAGTTGAAAGCAGTGTGGACTCCTGAATTGGCTCAAGACTTAAATGCTTACCACTCAATTGATGCAGAAGCTGAATTAACTTCTATGTTATCTGAATATATCTCTTTAGAGATTGATTTGGAAATCTTAGATATGTTAAAAGCTAACGCATTAACTACTGAGTACTGGTCATTAAAAGTTGGTCAAGAATGGAATGGTTCTGCATTTGTAACTGATGGTGATGTAGCTGCAGCTTCTGCATATACAAGAAACACTTGGTTCCAAACTTTAGGTACTAAAATTAACAAAGTATCTAATAAGATCCATCAATTAACAATGAGAGGTGGTGCTAACTTTATCGTTGCTTCTCCAGACGTATGTTCAATCTTAGAATCAATCCCAGCGTTCTCCGTATCTGCTGATAAAGATGCTAAGCAATTTGCAGCTGGTGTTACTCAAGTTGGTTCAATCGCTAACAGATACACAGTTTACAAAAACCCTTACATGACTGAAA